TGTTTTTAGCGACCAAATGATTATATAGTATTGCACCCTTAACATGAATGGGGGCTCTGGATTTAAAGAAACCATATTGAATTGTTTCACCACTTTCAATATTATAGGTATTCTGTGCGTTATCTGTGTACTTTTCAACACCATTTACTGATCTTGGATATGCTATTTCTTCTGGGGGGAGGGTCATAAATTCTTCTCTAAATTCCCGTATAAAGGTATTTAGCGTTTTCTCATCACCATTCATTATGATCTTGAGCGCCTCTTTAAGTTTATCTCGGCATGGCGCAGGAGTCGAACTCTTAACCGCTTCGATGCCCATAATTTTTAATTTGGGTTTTTTGTATCGAACACCTTCGTTATCGTAAACATTGAGAATATATCGTTTCTTTGCCGTCCAGATTCCTTTGTCTGCAATAACCTCTCGGCCCATTATCATTTTTTGGTCATATGCTTTAACCAATTTAGCAAGGGCTTGATAAGACTTGTCAATAAATGGTTCCAACTTATCAGTTGCCACTTTATCCAAGAATTTGACCACCTTAATAATCTCTGGTGATTCCCCAAACACCTTACTAACCAATTTGTCAAAAGTGAGATAAACTGAATCCGTGTCGGAAGCAATAACATAATCTTCTTTATCAGTTTCAAGAATTTTGTTAAGATATATGTTAAGATCTCTTTCAATCCATCGTATAGCCAACTGGCCGCTAGTTGTAATCGCTTCAGCGTTTCGCAAATCAAAATACCTAAACCAATGATTCCCAATAGCACCATACGCCGAGTTAAGAGATATCTTTTTCGCCATCTGGATATTGTTGTATCTTGAAATGACCTTGAGTAAAGACTTGTCCTTCGTGTCCTCATATTCTTGTTCAGCTTCCAATAATAGTTTTTTATATTTAACTCTATCATTATAAATTGTCTCCATTAATTCTGGCAGAAACCCCCTCTTATCTTTTCTAAAAAATGCACCATTTGGAGCCATGCAATACTCTGTATTATTTTTAACCTTACCGTCTAAAATTTTATTCACCATATCCCCAGAGGATTTTTCCTTTGATGGAATAAGAGTTTCTGGTGAAATATTATACTGCATTATCAGGTGTGGATATAGACTATTTAAATCAAATGACATTACCCATTTATGTATACCAATTTGAGGTTCTTTAACATAAGCACCCTCATATTTTTCAACCTTTTTTCTTTGTTTCTTGGGTGGTATGACAATCTTTTTCTTACAAAGATGGTTGTAGATGATTATGTCCCAAAATCTCACAGTTCCAAGGACATCTGTAAAGTTCACCTTGGCTTCATATGCCATCGTAAGACACAGCTCAATCAGTTTCATCTTATCTTCTAATTTATCAACCAGCTCCACATCGTTAATGTTGTATTCGATAAATGATTGATAATCTTTAGTATACCATTCACGAAACGTATCATAGGGATTTCCTGATTTACGTTCACCCAATTCCACGAATGCAATATGGTCAAGAGTATATCGTTCCTGATTAGTGTATGTGAACTTACGATATAAATCAAAATAATCTAATGCAGCAATACCGTCTAATGTATATACCTGATGCGTTCTACCCATCTGATACACTTCTCTGGAAAATATATTTTTCCAAGGAGACAGACGCTTAACTTGATCCTCCCCCTCATCAAAAATATTTATAATACGGTTACAAAGATAAGGAATATCAAAAAACTCTGTATTCCAGCCCGTAATAATATCTGGTATGTGTGTTTCCCAAAAACCCAAAAATTTCTCTAATAAATCCTTTTCGTTTTTACATTTTATATAAGTTACATCGTCTCGATAGTTATGAAAATCATTAACACCCCAGACAACAATTCGTTTGGATTGGTGATTCTTAACCGTGATTGCCAAAATAGGTTCAATAGCATCTTCTGGTTTAGGAAATCCATTTTCACACTCAACCTCAATGTCAATAGTCACCATTAACATTTTATCCAAGGACCATTCTATTTGATTTGGAAATTCATCAGAAATCCAGCAATAAGGATATTGAGTATTACCAAAAACAATATCCTGATTTTCCCTTTCGGAAGACCATCTTTTTGCATCTTTAATACAATCAAATTTGTGGGGTTTGACATTTTGGCCGTCAAGGGTTTTATAGCCCGTTTCCTTTAGTCTGGGTATTAAATCAAACAATGTAGGTTGATATTTAACTCTACGAGTTGTGCGTTCCCCATCCTTGACTTCACGGACAAGAATAGTGTTACCATACTGTAATACATTAGTGTAAAAGTTCATATAAAGATTATATCAGGTTTCCGTAGATTTGTCAAGGTTCCAATTGTCACGATTTTTAAAAGTATCAAGAATCATTTTTTGTATAATGATATTATTATTATCATTAATGTATCCAGTTCCAGGCGAGCTATTAATTTCAATGAAATAAGGTGGTATTTTTTCTCTATCCTTTGATGGAATAAAATCGACTCCTACCCAAATACCTTTGACAGCTTTTACAGCCTTTAAAGTTTCAGATTTTTCTAATTCTGTTAACTCTATCTTTTGTGGTTCATTACCTTGACTAATATTGCTTCTAAAATCACCCTTAATAACTGGTCTTTTTAGTTGTGCAACAACTTCATTATTTAAAACCATAGCTCTAACATCATAAGGTGCTTTAATATACTCCTGTATTAACATTGCTATATCTTCATCTATCTTATTAATCAACTGCATGGTTGCAAGTAATGTTTGCTTTGAATCAATAAAAATAACACCAACACCCTGAGTTCCTTGAGCAGTTTTTAATATCATGGGATATTTACCACCAATTTCTTTAATTGGTATATCAATATTATCTTCATGAGTTAATAATGCAGTTTTTGGTTGTCTTACCCCAGCTTTTTCCATTGCAATATAATTTAACCACTTATCATCACAAATCATATGTGTAAATCTTGAGTTAATAGTTTTAACCCCATGTAATCGTAATTGTTCTGCTAATCTAACACCTCTACCCATAGCAATTCTAAGAATACAAATTGTATCTTCTGGTCTTATTTCCCAACCCTTTTTATCATGTTTTATTGTTGGTTCACTATACTCGCCATTCTCATCTCTTAGTTTTTCATTAGTATAATTATGTGCAACTAAATTTCCGTTTTCATTGGTTGTAAAATAACCACTATCAACTTCAAGTTGATATGAATCAATACCCATCTTAATTGCTTGTTTTATTATAGCATCACCACTTTTATTAGGATCATCAGGAGCATCGTGCATTAATATTAATACTCGATAAGGTTCATCTTTTTCTTCTGTGATAAACTCTGAGAATTTTTCCATCTTAACCATCAATCTTCTTTTTTCTTACCTATGTTATATTTGGTTTCTAAAGTCCAATCGTTCTTCTCAGCGAATGACAACACTTTGATTTGGCTGAGAGGAGCAACTTCTCCAACCTCATTAAGAATTTTAACCAATCCCCAATCTTGTAAAAGTTCGGCAATTGTATTTCTGCGAGCAATATCATTTGTTGACAAGTTGGTGTTCTTTCCATCCAGAGCAAATAGCTCTTTGAAATGCACAATATAGTACCGGCCCTGTTTATGTAGAATATGGCAGGACTGATAAAGTTTTTTTTCTTTTCTGGAAGCTACACCAATACGAGATAGAGTTTCTCTTACTTTAAGAAAATCATCGGGTTCTTTTAACCCGATTTCCAACATTTGCTCTTGCGTCCAATTAAAATCTTCCATCTCTTCCACCTTTATATGTTTTTCTTTTTATGGCAGAAATTTGTTCCTCAGACAATATATCAAGAGCCGCCTTTGCCTTTGCGTTGTTGTATCCATAAAACTCTTTAACATACTCTATGTCTTCTAATTTCTTCGCCTTCAGCCAGGGAGTAAACCTTTTCCTTGGTCTTAGACTATTTATCAAAAAATCAAACTGGAGTTTCTTATCTAGATGTGGTAATAGGTTAATTTCATTACACAACATAAGGGTGTCTGGAAACGGCGATACGCACTTATTTACGATAAATGGAGGATATTTCCTTTCCCACTCATCATCCTCTGTATCCATTAGAGGATCTTTAGTCTCATTTATTGCTTTAAGATAATCCCCCAGCTTATACATTATGAAACAATGCACTTAAAGACAACAATAATTCTTAATTCATAGCAGTGTCGAGAAACAGGAGCTGCGCCGTGCGGGTGGGCGCCACCATGAAAAGCAACCATTCGGTTTCCTTTATTTTTAGATTGGGCCTCTATCTCCAAGGTATCCTTGTTGTAAATAAT